CAAACGCAGAAAATAAAAAAGCTTCTGGTAAACAAAAACTAAAAGATCTTGGTCTTGATGATGATGAGATAAAAGCACTGACAGGAGCATAGACCATGCTCGGACTGACTTCCATATCTGGTGCTCCAATATCGACATCATTCTTTAACCCAAACATTACTGTTAATGTAACAGGTAATGCATTAACACTTTCAGTTGGTCAATCATCTGCACTAGCAGGAGCATTTATAACACCAACTGGTAACCCATTAACTCTAGGTTTTGGATCTTTAACTATTGCTGCAGCAGCAAATGTAACACCTACTCCTACACCATTAACTTTAGGTGTTGGTACAATTACAGTATCAGCAGCAGCTAATACAAGTGTCACAGGAAATCAATTGACCATTGGCACAGGAAGTGTTAGTATTACAGCAGCGGCAAACGTATCACCAACTGGTGTGCCGATGACGTTAACAGTAAAAGACGCGGGTATTATTACTTGGAACGACATTGACCCAGGAGTCAGTCAAGTTTGGACACCAATAGACCCTTATTAGGAGAATTATGGCATCAAGTTTTTCAACAAATTCAAAATTAGAGCTTATAGCTACAGGTGAAAAAGCAGGTCTTTGGGGTACGATCACTAACACAAACCTACAGATCCTAGAACAACTAGCTACAGGTTACTTGTCTTCATCACAATTAGCATCTGGTGATTTAACTTTAGCACTTGATAATGGTGCAACATCAAATGGTAAAAACATATACATTAAATTAACAGGTACATTAGGTGCAAATAGAAGTGTAACCATACCTGATGGTGCTGAAAGAATTATTATATTTGAAGATGCAACAACAAGAGGTACATCTGCACTATACACAATTACAGTTAAAACTGTATCAGGAAATGGAGTTGTATTACCTATTGGATCTAAATCATTAGTGTATTCTGATGGTACAAACGTTAGTCTTGGTATTCGTAACAAGGGTTACGTAACTTTAAACTCTTCAACAATCACTGCGTACACTGCAGTAGATGGTGATCAAATATTTGCAAACACAACAGCTAACCCAATTACAGTAACTTTACCTGCATCACCAGCAGTAGGATCAGAAGTTACATTTATTGATGCAAGAGGAACTTTTAACTCTAACAATTTAATTGTTAATAGAAATAGTCAACCAATAAATACAGGTACATCAAACCTAACACTAACAACTAATGGTCAAGCTTTTACACTAGTGTATGTGGATGCAACAAGAGGTTGGGCATTTAAAACTAACACGGCGTAAGGAGCATGGATCATGGCCCTTATTGAATATGACTTTCTTCCAGGAATTGATAAACAAGATACATCAGCAGGTGCAGAAAATAGATGGATAGATTCTGATAATGTTAGGTTTAGATATGGTTTACCAGAAAAAGTTGGTGGTTGGTCTTCTTTAATATCTGATACAATTACAGGCGTTGCTAGAAAACTTCACGCTTTTGTTGATTTAAATGGAAATAGATATGTTGCAATAGGAACAGATAAGTTTTTACTTTTATATTTTGAAGGACAGTTACATGATATTACACCTTTAAAATCTACATTAAGCTCTTCTACAATTGCAACAACTAATAATAATCCTGTTTGTACAATAACAACGTCTACATCGCACAGTTTAGAGCCTGGAGATATTGTTTTATTCGATAGTGTAACATTACCAAGTGGTACAGGCTTTAGTGCATCAGACTTTGAAGATAAATTATTTCAAGTAACAACAGTTCCAACACCTACAACTTTTACAATAACACAAAGTAGTAACGCTGGTGGAACCGTTTCAACAGGTGGAAGTATAGCTGTAAAACCTTACGAAAAAGTAGGACCAGCAGCGCAGTCCTATGGCTATGGTTTTGGTATATCACAATGGAATGGATCAGTTCCTGGAGCTGCTACATCAACATTAAATGGATCATTAAGTGCAAACTCTGCAGGTACGGGTGGATCTGGTACAAACGTTACATTGGCTGCAACAACTAACTTTAGCGCTGCAGGTAGAATATTAGTAGAAAATGAATTAATATCTTACGCATCTATATCATCACCAAACTTGCAAAGTATTGTAAGAAATGTAAATGGCACAGATAATGCATCACACAATACAGGAACAGCTGTTACAGATGCTACAAATTTTTCTGATTGGGGTGAGGGTGTACTGGCATCAGAGGTAACACTTGAACCTGGTCTATGGAGTCTTGATAACTTTGGTCAAGTATTAATTGCAACTATTGCAAACGGTAAAACTTTTACGTGGAATGCAGGAGCTGCAGCACCTTTGACTACAAGAGCGTCGACGGCTACATCTGGTTTTTCTACATCATCAAATCCAACTGCATCAAGATTAACATTAGTATCACCAACAACTAGACACTTATGTCATTTTGGAACTGAAACAACTATTGGAGATACAACAACACAAGATGATATGTTTATTAGATTTTCTGATCAAGAAGATATTAATGACTATACTGCAACTGCAATTAATAGCTCTGGTGATTTTAGATTGCAAGATGGTACAAAAATAGTCGGTGCTATAAAAGCAAAAGAAACAATTTTAGTTTTTACGGATAATGCTTTATACACAATGAAGTTTGTAGGCGCACCTTTTACGTTTGGATTTGAACAGGTTGGTACTAACTGTGGACTAATTGGTAAAAATGCAGTCGTTGAAATAGATGGTTCAGCTTTCTGGTTATCATCAAATGGTTTTTTTATGTTTGATGGAACAGTTAAATCATTACCTTGTAGTGTAGAAGATTTTGTGTTTGATAATTTTGATACAACAAAAGGTCAACAAGTTGCAGCTGGTATCAATAATTTATTTACAGAAGTTGTTTGGTATTATCCATCACAAGGATCAAGTTACAATGATAAATATGTAGTATTTAATTATAGTGAACCCATGAAAAATGGTGTGTGGTACACGGGCACCGAAGCAAGAACAAGTTGGATTGATGCAATTGTTTATCCAAAACCTTTTGCAACTAAATATAACGCATCCAATAATGGTACTTTTCCATCAGTGGTGGGTCAAGACGGTTTAGGTCAAACTAAATTTTTTGAACATGAAGTAGGGACTGATCAAGTAAATGAGGATGGATCAACTACAACTGTAACATCATTTATAAAATCTTATGATATTGATTTAGAACAGGCGAAAAGAATTGATGGTCCCCAACAATTGCAGATAAGAACAGCTGGAGAAGTGTTTCTTGCAATGAGAAGATTTGTACCTGATTTTAAAACGTTAAACGGTAATGCTAAGGTTAGTCTATCTGTTAAAAGATATCCTCAACAATCAGATACTATAACAGCTTTAAGTCCCTTTACAATTGATTCAAATACAACTAAAAAGGATACTAGAGCTAGAGGAAGGTTTATAAATGTCAAGATTGAAAATGATGACAGTAATGAAACATGGAGATTTGGCACACTTCGTTTAGATATGCAACCAGATGGAAGGCGATAATGGCAAAAATTAACATTAGAATACCAGAGCCTAAAACAGAATACGATGTATCTAACCAAAAACAAATTAACAGAGCTTTAACTATTATGAAAGACCAATTAAACTCTACATTTTTAAATGAAGTAAAACAAGAGACGGAAAGATTTACTTGGTTTAAATCAGGAAGATAATATGGCAAATATTTATAAAAATGCACAGTTTGATTTAACTACAACAGATGTAACTGATATATACCAAGCTCCATCTAACTCTAGAGCTATTATACAAAATATACACACAGCAAATGTTGGTTCAGGTAATACTGAAATTAAAGCTTTCATATATGATAATTCAACAACAACTGCGTTTCAATTTGCAGAGCACACTGTTAATGCTGGTAATTCACAGTCGATATCAGATGGATCAATCGTATTAGAAGAAAACGATAAACTACAGCTACAAGCAGCTTCGGGAAATATATTTGAAGGTACTTGTGCTATATTAGAAATAAACAGGGATTAATATGTCATTTATAGAAACAGAAGCATCATATAGAATAGAAGTAATAAACGGTAAACCAGTTAAAATTATTACACCTCAAACAGAGGTTACATTAACTAATGTAAAAACAGGACAAGAGTATAATTCAGACGCAGAAGCTATGAATGATGTACAAGATCCAGGTACAGATACTGTAGCTGATGATATTAAGAGAGATGTTAAGGTAATTGTAGAAGCTTTACCACTTGGAGGAGATACAAAATTATAGTATAATAGTACAATGGCAATTCCACTTAGTGCATATGATAGAAAAGTTATTGATGCGGGGTATAAATTTATACCTCAGACCCAATATCTATTAAATCCATTTGAAATACCTGTAGCACCAGATAGTAATAATCCTAAGATCCCCATACCCATAGCTTCAGGTATAACTAGTTTACAACCTCAAGGAGGAGGCGGTGCTTTACAAGCAAGAGATATTAATTATGATGATTTTGCAGGACTTGGATTTGATGCGTACTCAAGAAGACAACCCACACCTTTAGTAGATGATCTATATCAAAGTAAACTTGATAAAACTTTTTTTGGTTTTCCAAGTTATAGAGAACAAGAATTAACTGGACCAGACATGGGTGAGTATATTTCATCTGGTACAGATGTTCCTTTAGAGCTAACCACAGCTGGTAGATTACAGTCTGGATTATCAAGCATTGGTAAAGGTATAACGGGTTTAATGAGTAAGGCTGGTGGCATAGGTCCTATTAGTGCTCTTTTAGGATCAATGGATAAGTTTGATACACTACCTAAATTAGATCAACAGTTTATAGAACAAAGCATGGGTTATAGAGGTCCAACAGTATTTGGTGAAAACACTGGAGGAAATTACGTAGATCCTTTTGGAGTAAATGTTAGATCTGCACTTGGTAACTATGCAGAAAAAGTTAGAGATGATTTTTCAAGTCTTACAGACAGTTTAACAGGAAGACTATCAGATAAATATGGTGCAACTTTTAATACTGAAACAGGTATGTTTGAAAGTGATGATGAAGAAGCTGCAAAAAAAGCAAATAAAATGACCGAGATGATGAGAAAAAAATATAGTTTTAGACAAAAACAAATAGATCAACAAAAGTTTGATAAAAAAATATTTGACCAACAACAGAAAGCTGAAGCACAAAGAATTAAAGATGAATTAGCAGCAGCTGCTGCAGCAAAAGACAAAGCCGCAGCTTTAGCAGCAATTAAAAAACAAGGAAAAGCAGATTATAATCCTAATATACACGGAGGAACTAACTACGGACAAGATAGTGGAGGTAACCAGTCCTTTGATTTTGGAGGAGGGTTTGGTATTGGTTCAGACGGTGGTCCAGTAAGTAATAGAACTGGTAGAGGAAGAACAGGATATATGAACGGTGGTATCGTAGATATACTAGACATATATTATTGATTATATGATTAAAAAAAGTTAAAAGGTAAGATTATGGCAATTTCAAGATTAGATATGGAAAGACAACTTAGAAACATGGGTGGAATTATGAGTTTACAAGAACCTAGACAAGGATATTTTTTAGGTAAACTTGTAAAAAAGGCAAAGAAGGCTGTAAAGAAAGTTGTTAAAAGTCCTTTTGGTAAAGCTGCAATATTAGCAGGATTAACAGGAG